GCAGCCGCCCTTGGTCTGTCCTACGAGGAATTCTCGCGGGACTTCACGAAGACCAACTACTCATCGGCCCGTGCGTCGATGGGTCAGACCTTCAAGTACATGCAAGGCCGGAAGAAAGTCGTCGCCGACAAGCAGGCGACGATGATCTACCACCTGTGGTTCGAGGAAGAAATCAACGCGGGCAATGTTCCGCTGCCGCCTGGCTTCACGCTGGACACCTACTACAAGGATGTGGTCCGTCGTGAAGCGCTGATCGCGTGCGACTGGATCGGGGCGAGCCGTGGCCAGATCGACGAATTGAAGGAAACGCAGGCCGCAGTCATGCGGATCAATGCCGGTCTTTCGACACGCGAGGCTGAGAACGCCCGCCTTAGCCAAGATTACCGGAAGGTATTCAAGCAACTCAGTCGTGAGAAGCGGCTGGCAAAAACTCTTGACTTGGAGTTCAACAACGAGGCTACCAAGCCAGGCGGGAACGAAGCCAAGAAGACAATGCAGGCCGACAACTCAAACGACGACTGAAAGGCAAGTGATGACGCAGCCCATAAGCGATTCCGACTTGATTGGTTTTCAAGAGACCAAGAGTCGGTTTGCGACGTATGAGCGGCATTGGCATACATTGCTGCTAGCTGTGATGATTGGCGGCTTGGCGTTCATTGGCCGCTTTGTATGGGACGTGAACGCAAAACTCGCAGAGTTCGTTGTTGAGAACCGAAATTTGGCGTTGCAAGTTGCGCGTCTCGAAGACTCGATCACGACGATGAATGCGAACTTCATCCCTCGGAAAGAGTTTGAGTCCTACGTCGAGCGAGTGCGTACCCTCGAAGGCAAAAAGTAGTTGCATTGCATCGGTCGGTACAATTGACACCGGAATCCACAAAAGGTAAGCCCATGAGTGACCACGCAGCCCGAACTTTGCTTTCACGCATTCACCTGCGTGAAGTGGCTATTGCTGCGCACTACACCGGCCTTGCTACCGACCTGCAGATGCTGGCGTCGGCGAACACGAAGCAGTGCGAGGATGCCTTCCTGGCACGCCGCAGCGAACTCGTGCAGGCATACGGCATGGGTCCGGTGGAACAGACCAAGCCGTTTGCGTTCTCCAGCGGCATCGCCATCATCCCGGTCCACGGCACGCTGATCAATCGCTTCGGCTACTCCTGGGGTTACGTCACCGGCTACAACTTCATTCGCCAGCAAGTGGCCATGGCCGGGCAAGACCCGGATGTCATGGGCATCGTGTTTGACATGAACTCGTATGGTGGTGAAGCGGCTGGATGCTTCGAGTGCAGTGCCGACATCAAGCGGCTGGCCGGTGGCAAGCCAACGCTGTCGGTCATCGACTCGAACTGCTACTCGGCTTGCTATGCGATGGCTGCCGGCACCGACAAGATCGTGATGACGCCCAGTGGTGGCGCCGGCTCGATTGGTGTCGTGGCCATGCATGTGAGCTACGAGAAGATGCTGGCCGACGCCGACATCAAGGTCTCATTCATCTTTGCCGGTGATCACAAGGTCGATGGCAACCCCTACGAAGACCTGAGTGCTGAAGTCAAGGCGGACATCAAGAAGGGCATCGACATCGCCTATGACGCCTTCGTTGGCCTGGTGGCCAGCGGTCGCCCGATGGACGAGAAAGCCGTGCGTGCCACGCAAGCACGAATCTACAGGGCCGAAGACGCGAAAGCGGCCGGTCTCATTGATGCCATTGCAACGCCCCAATCGGCGGTGCAGGCATTCCTGGTCGGGCTCACCGGCTCGAATCTGCAACCGCGAAAGAAGGAGTCAGCAATGACCGAAGCGACGAAGCCGGGCGCCGACAACAAGGCAACCCCGGAAGAACTGGCAACCGCGCAATCGGAAGCCCGCACCGCCGAACGCGCCCGCGTGTCCGGCATTCAAGGCAGCGATGAAGCCAAGGGCCGCTCGGCTCTGGCAAACCATCTGGCCTTCAACACCAGCATGAGCGTTGCCGACGCCAAGGCTATTCTGGCTGCCGCGCCGCAGGAGACCGCCGCGCCCGTCGCTGCCGGCAACCCGCTCAAGGAAGCGATGGACGCCGGCAAGCACCCGAACGTCGGTGCTGACACAACGGGTGCCGCTGGCGACGACAAGCTGAATGCTGCGGCCGGCATCCTGGCTGCGGCCAAGGCTGCGGGCGTGCGTCTGTCCGAGCCGGTCAAGCACTGAGCTTGCACCATCAACGAATCCATCATCTAGGAGATCACCATGGCTGTGAATGACCTGGCGAGCGGCGCGACCTATGGTCCGTTGGTTCCCCAACAACTGCTGGCCGGCGACACGCCGGTCAAGACGGATGCCGGCGCTGCTGCTGCTGACATCGACAAGTACGAACTGTGTGCGCTGCTGGCAGCCGGCACGGTGACGCCGTTCGTCGTTGGCACGCATACGGCAGCGCAAGCCGTGCTGGCGATGCAGCCGGCATTGACTGGGCAGCAGTGCCCGTATGCCTACCAGATCGTCGTGAACGACGCCCTGGTCACCTGGCCGGCAGGCGCCGCCATCGATTCGTATGCCAAGCGGCGTGCGTACTTCACCGGCTTGTTCCGGGTCGGCAAGCTGATCGGCTGATTGGCAACAACTTCTAGGAGCCCACAACATGGCTGGCAACGTTTACGACACTTCGACCCTGCTGGAAGTGCAGCGTCATACCAAGACGGTCACTCCGTTCTGGTTGACCTTCTTCCCCTCGCAGATCAACTTCGAGACGCAGGAAATCTTCTTCGACAAGGTGGACCGCGACTACCGCCGTCTGGCGCCGCTGGTGGCCCCGAACGTGCAGGGCCGCGCCGGCAAGATCGGCGGCTATTCGAGCCTGTCGTTCGCGCCGGCTTACGTCAAGCCCAAGCACGACGTTGACGTTGGCATGCTGATCGAACGGCAGGCCGGCGAAGCGCTGGGTACTGGCAGCATGTCGTTGGCTCAACGCCGCGATGCCGTGATCGCGGAAATCCTGCGTCAACACGACACGATGCTGACCAACCGCAACGAATGGTTGGCCGCTCGCGCTCTGATCGACGCCAGCGTCACCTTGAGCGGCGAAGATTACCCGACGACGACTGTGAACTTCCAACGCGACGGGTCGTTGACCTATACGCTGGCAGGCGCGGCGCGTTGGTCGCAAGTCGGTGCGCTGCCGCTGGACGACATCAAGGCTGCGCGCATCAACGCCAACAACCGTAGCGGCGCCGTGATCCGCCGCGTCGTGTTCGGCGGCACGGCTTGGGACTACTTCACCACTCGTGTGGACATCAAGGCGTTGATGGACAAGAACTACGGCGGGCTGAATGTCAACATCCAGCGCCAGGCCGACGGGTTCGAGGGGCAGGAGTACATGGGCACCTACGGCGGCATCTTCGGCGGTGGCCAGATCGACCTTTGGGTTGACCGCAGCAAGTACGTTGATGACACCGGCGCCGAACAATACTTCCTCGAACAGAAGACCGTCGTCGGCTTCTCGGACGTGGGTGGTGTTCGCTGCTTCGGCGCCATCAAGGACGTGGGCGCCCTGCGGGCCATGGAACGGTTCCCGAAGATGTGGGTGCAGGAAGATCCGTCTGCCGAGTTCCTGATGACGCAATCGGCCCCGTTGATGGTGCCGAAGAAGCCCAACGCCAGCTTCAAGATCGTCACTTCCGACTGATCCCCGGTGGCCCCTTCGGGGGCCAGTTTCCACGTCCTTTTGAGGAATCAACATGAAGCGTGTTCCCCTGCAATCCATCACTCTGATCCGCGACAAGAAAGTCTTCATGCCGCCCATCGGCGAAGCATTCGACTTCACCGACGACGAAGTTGCGCAGATCGAGAAGATGAACCCCGATGCCATCGGCGAAGTGGCCAGCGTCAATGTGGCCAAGGCCGAGAAGGCATCCAAGGCCAAGGCCGACAAAACTGAAAAGACCGATCTCTGATGGCATTCGACTTCGCATCAGCGAAGGCTACGGCACGCCGGGCGGTCCAGGCCGCTTTCGGCGTGCAAGCGTTCTATTCGGACGCTTT